AAGCAGTTGGAGATATCAATAATTTACGATTATGTCTTAAGGCGTCGTATACTCCCTCAATTTGATAATCGCGTGGGGCGTGTCTACTAATTGCTGTCATATAATCCTTTACACCTTCCTTTGAGATGTTCTCATTTATCTCAAAAGGAAGTCCATAGAATTTATTGTCTGCAAATTCATATGTGTATTCGTGATCCTCACAGAATTTAATAATCTTATCTAATAGTCCAATATAAATTTCACCAGTTTGTGTATTGAACAAACGAATCTTTCCATCCCAGTATTTGTTTTTATACTGAGGACTGAACTTTGCATTGGGAACCTCAAATGTAAACTGGTCTGCTAGTTCGTAATAAATGTGAGGTTCTGCTTGAATAGTTAAATACACCTCATTCTTTTTTGATATAATCAAATGTGACATTCATATAATATCAGTTATAGGTATTTATTTACAATAAAAAAGAGGCATTTCTGCCTCCTTAATTAATTATATCCGGCAGTAAATCTCATAAACTCAATAGCATTTTTAATTTGATAAGTTCTATTAGAAACTGTCTTGATAACTTCTTCTAAGAATTTAAGCATGATATCATAATACCTTACCTTCAAGTCTATTTTAGAAAGTCTCTCATCAGCACTCATATACCTCTCTATTGCGTCCTTTTCTCTTACCTTATACGGAAATGGGTCCTCTACATAGACCTCTGCTGGTGCCTTTCCTGTGTAGTAATTGTAACGTTCTAAACGTACTCTATTGTATGTTTCTCTTGCTTTTTCACGAAGAAGGGATATAGTATTGTAAATGGTATAATATTTGGAATGTAGTTGAGGAATTTTTAATGATTCATCGTGTAAGTTATCAGGATCGATGACAGAATCTCTCTGCCACATCTCCTGAATTTCATCAAGATTCATAAAGGTTGTCCGTTTTTATCAAGTATATTATAGACAGTATACTTGAAAGTGACCTCTGCTGTAAAGTAGTTGATATCCGTATCACTTGCTTCAAATTCTAAGGAACTTAAATAAATTGGAAATAAGTCTTTAAACTTTACAATCGATACAGTTTGATAATTACTATTTAAGATATAAACACTTCCATCACTAAAAGCATTTAATGGGCTTGAAATGTTGTCCTCTACGATAAAATCTTTATATTGTTGCGTAGTTTCTGGATATCCAAGACCAGTTAACCAATTGTGAATTGCCATATAATTCTCAAGATTTTCGTCAATTAAAAATCTTAATGAAAAATCACCATAAGTTAATTTATCTCCTGGAACATCAATATCCTTAAGGTAATTTGATTGTATAGCAGTACCTAAAGAAATTTCTGGTATTATTAATGAATTGCAAAAAAAGGCAACTTTGGGTTCTTTAGCTAAAGTAAATTTAAATCCAACAGGAGACAAAAAATTTCTGTTTCCTATTTGCTTATCAAAAGCAGTTGCCATGAGTTTTATTTTTATTTAGATAAAAAAAAGACCCCCCTTGTGGGAGGTCTGAAGAATATGTGAGAAAAACTCACATAAGGTTGGTGACCTTAACTCTTCTGTAGTAACGGTTTGCGTTAGCAGTAAGAGCACTTGTACCAGAAGTAGTACCTGAAGTAAGAGCACCGTCATTGGCGAATGGGTTAGCAACAACACCATAACGAGTCTTAAATCCAATTTTTGGTTGGAAAGTGTTCTCACCAACGGCACGAACCATTTGGAGAGGAACGTAAGGGCAATAGAACAGACCTGCATCATAAGGTGAAGAACCTTTGTATCCAACAACGTAGTACTGGTTAGCAGAAACGTTTGCCGAATATGGATCGATGTATACTCTGTACTTACCTTGAAGAACACCAGCAAAAGTATTGCCAGTATCATCAACGTTGAGGTTAGCATTGAGTGCTGGGGTGTAATCAAGAACACCAGCCATGGTCAGTGCTGAAGCAACGTCAGCAGAACACATGATGATGTTGCCCTTTCCTCTACGAGTTCTTTGTGCGATTGCGTTAGCATCACGCTCGATTTGGAAAATAAGACCCTTGAACTTCTCAACTGACCAACGACCGTTAGAATCAACGTCAAGGTCAAAAGTACCAGAAGTAGCAACGTTTGCTTGAGCACCAGCTTCAGCAACGTTATAGATGGTACGGATAATTTCACGGTTAATTTCAGCAAGAATCTCTGTTGAGAGAATATTTGCCAATTCTGCTTCAGCATTCAGACCGTGGATTGCCTTGAGGTCTTGTGCGAGCTCAAGTGAGTACTCAGCTTTGAGTGCTCTTGAACGTGCGGTAACGGTGACCTTCTCGATTGAGAATGCCATTTCGTTGAACGAACCCGAATCACCACCAAGGTTTTCTGAATCACCGGTATGCATACCAGTGTTTACATTGTAGGTGCCTGCAGGTGAATCGTTAAGAACTGATGGATTGGTTCCCGACGTGGCAGCTGTAGTACCGATACCAGTTGCAGAAAGGCTATTAGCAGCATTCTGACCAGAGAATCTTGTATTTGCTTCGTCAAAGAATGCTTCAGCACCAGTCTGACTGGTATAACGTGAACGCATTGCAAAGATGAGTCCTGTAGGACCGTTCATTGGTTGAACACCTGCGAGGTCATAAGCGACCAAGTTAGGCATTGCGCGTCTGATCAAGGAGATCAGAACTGGATCGAAACCTGCGGTAGGAGCATTGGAACCTCCACCGAATGCACCAGAAGCACCAGCAGCATTACCTGAGTTGGTGATTGGGGTTTCTGACAGGAACTCACGCTCTTCACGGAGAGTTCTTTCTTGGTTCTCCAGGAGAACTGCGGTTACCATTCTACGGTGAGAATCTTTGATTTCTCCAAGACCACCGTGGTCTAAAAGTGGTGACCACTTCTCCTGCAGTTGTTCTGCATTGAACATTTGCATTTGAATTTACCTCTTAAAAAAAGTTAGTTTGACTATAATTTATAAATCACTTTTTAGAAACTCTATTCAGAGTCTGAATATATGACTCCATCAAACCAGATACTGGTTGTTGAACGGATTCAGTACTTTCAGAGAGATTCTCTGAATGATTTCTTTGAGTACCAGTATTATATGGGAAGTATGATTCCCTCAAAGTTACCAGTTTCTCACGATAGTTTGCTTCACCATCAAACTCAACATTTTCCGCAAGAGAAGCTAGTTTGTCCTTCTGAGAAAGTGCAAGACCCTCAGAGACATCTGCAAAGATTACATCGGCAACCGACTCGGCTAATCTTCTATTGAGAGCAACATTCTTATCGATTTGCTCGTTGAGTTTTTCTTCCATTTCATCAAGTTTATCTACCATGCTCTCGATGACATCATATCTATCTTCAGGAATTGTTACATAATGATCTTCAAAAAGACCTCTCATTCCTTGGAGGAATGATTCGGTCATTTCAGTCTTAAGGCCATGCTCAACTGCAAGTGCATTCTCTTGAATCCACTCGTCAGCAACATACTCAAGGTATGCATCGGCACGATTAGTTAATTCTTCTTTAATTAATTGAATTTCTTCAATTAAAGTCTCTTCATACTGAGATTGAATTTGCTCTTTGATTTCTGCAACTTTAGTTCTAATAGCTGCTTCAAAGATAGTACGTGCTTTCTCTTGGAATTCCTCAGAAAGATCCTCACCTTCGAGAAGAGCATTGACATCTTCTTCTATGTCAAACTCTTCTTTCTTCATTTTATCTTCGTCCTCATCCTCATCTTCCTCTTCACCCTTTTTCTTTTTCTTAGGGGTTTCTTTCTCCTCATCCTCATCTTCTTCCATTGCTTCAGTAACTTCCTCTTCAGCAATGAGGTCCTCTTCGTCTTCCTCAGTCTCTTCCTTAACTGCACCAGCAGCAAGTTTCTGCATTGCATCAGCCTTAGCAGCCTTAGCATTAACAATATTTTTGACTTGAGAAAGAGTTGCGGTAGGATCCTTCAGCTTTGCTGAATTGTCATCAACCTTGTAATTCTCTGGAGTAGGACCACCTAAGTCTTCCCAAGATCCAGTTTGTCCAGGAGCAATTCCTGTGGACAACTTTGGCATTGGTTCAGCTTTAGCAGCGCCTTTGGTTACTACGTTTTCCATTTCTTGTAAATTGCTACCAACGGACATTTTAGAATGATTGTGTTATAATCTATATTTATTTATAAATTAAAGATTTGCTAAGAAATCTTGGAATAATTCAACTTTATGTTCATCTAATCTTTTTTGATCAACTAAAGTGTTGATTCTTCTTTGAGTTTTGGATGCAAGGTGCTCACGAAGAATTCCTCCTTCCCAAACCCACTCCTTACCTTCCATAATTCCCGAAACAAAAGCATCGGGGGCAGAAGGATCGGCAACGATATCTGCCGCAGTTGCAAGCATAAAATCTTCACCAACAATTTTATGACCTTCATTGGTCATCTTTAATGAACCAACACCACGAGAAGAAACACCAAGCATAACTCCTTCACCAATAAGAGATTTTGCAATCTTACCCATTGGAGTTTCGAGAAGTTGTGCCTTACCAAAAAAATTGCTTCCTTTTTGTTCAAGAGAAACAATTTTATGAGAAACACGATCAAGATTGACGGTAGGACCATCAGGATGTCCAAGTTCTCCAAGAGCACGACCTTTATTGACAAATGCTTCATTATATCTTGCTACTTCTTTTGCAAGAGTTTGCATTGGATACATTCTGCCGTTACGATTGCAGATATCACCTTGAAGGAAAACTCCCTCAATATACATTTTTTTTGCAGCACCTTTTCCTTCGGTGATAAACTTAACTTGTGATACTTCTTCTGTGATGAGTTTCATCTTTATTAATTGGTAAATCCTACTTTTGCTACTCTGATTGTCGGAGTTGTAAAAATGACATCAGATGGAAGTTTTGTTAAAAATTCAACAGAATTTGATGGCATAGTAAAGAAAATGGTTGTTGCGGCACCAACTAATGTTGAAATGCCAACCGTTGCAATACCACCACTATTATTATAAAGTCTGACGCAAGTTGCTTGAGATATGCTTGAAGCAGCTCCTGTTGTAGTTCCAGTTGCAACTTCTGTCGCAATCATTTTAGTTATGGGCATTATTCTTCTCCCGTATCTGATCCGTCTTGATTAAACATTCCATTCGCAACTACTGACCTCAGACTTTCAACTCTCTCAGATGCTTTTACAAATAATGCATTCTTAATAACATCAGCAATTTGTGATGCTGAGGAATCTGTACCAATCAAATTTGCAAGTTCTTCCATAAAATTTTAATACTGTTTATAGATGTATTTATATTTCTGCCTTTTTAGTATCTTTTTGTAAATTGGCATTTGTTGATGATGCTTGATCAGTTAAATCTGGTTCTTGTGGAATATTACCTAAAGTATCTACTCCCCCCTCTTGAGGTAATGGTTCTCCAGTAATAGGATCAATAGCACTTGGATCTGGTATAATTCCATCTTCAATTTCTTTTTCTATTTGCTCATCTATTTCAATCATTTCCGAATCAGTTTGACGAAGAACTTTCCTACGGACCCATTCTGTGGAATAATACTTTCCAATATATGGTTCGATAGTGGCAAGAGTTCCAAGTCTTTCGTTCAACAGTTCTGATTCCTTTAATTCTGCAAATTGATTGTCATATAGGAAATCATATTGAATATGATCTGCCATCACTTGCCAGTCTTCTGGAGAA